GTTCAAGACCGTATTGGATGATGAAGCAATATCAAAAGAACTAAGGAACAAAGTAAATGAAATTTTTATCCACAAGAAAGAAAATAACTGAAGTTGAAATCGGCAATCTAGTATTGTCATGTGACATTTATAATCAACGTGACGTTTATCGTCGTGTAATGAATGTAATGCGTCCACTTGTCGAAAAAGAACATCAAGTTAGAATTGAGTCTAAATCTGGAGCCGTACTTGTAACAAGCGATACGCATCCAACAGCAATCAATAAGAACGGTTCAATCAAATATGTCAAGGGAGGCGAGATAACAACCTCTGACGGTGTAGTGTCGATTGAGTATAAAAATGATCCTGTAGTATGTGTTGATAGTCCAAAAATGTCCACTCAATATGCAGATTTCAGTGTAGACGAATTTGAAAATTACTATGCTGGCATGTCCCCGGACAAATTACTACTGGCACATAATTCTGCTACAGTATTTTATCCCATATGGCATCATCAGTTTGATGATCTTATTGTACTTAAAAACAATCAAGGAACCGAAGAAACCCGCGTCCGTCATATGGATTATGGGGTTGTCCTTAGTGCTTTCTTCTGGAGACGATTCAGAAACAAAGAAAACATAACATTTTTTGACCCAAATGAAGTACCTGATTTATATGAAGCGTTTTATAAAGATACTAAAAAGTTTGAAGAACTTTATGTAAAATATGAAAAACAAAAAGGCTTACGTAAGAAAACTATGTCAGCCGAAGAAGTTTTTAAAAGTGGTATATTAAAAGAGCGTACTGACACAGGCAGAATTTATCTTGTGTTTATTGATAACATAATGAATCAAGGTCCGTTCGATTCGAAATATCATACAATTTACCAGTCCAATTTGTGCATGGAGATAACTTTGCCTACTGTCCCATTCAAGCGTTTGGATGATGATACAGGACGCATAGCCTTGTGTACACTCGGCTCAATAAATTGGGGAAATTTTAGGCACCCAGAAGACATGCGTAGGGCATGTCGCATCCTTCAGCGCAGCCTTTGTAACATACTTGATTATCAAGACTTCCTAAGCATTCAAAGTAAATTAAGTAACGATGAAATACAACCATTGGGTATAGGTGTAACAAATCTTGCATACTGGCATGCAAAACGTGGATTAAAGTATGGAGAAAAGGATTCATTACAGGAAGTAAAATCTTGGATGGAGCATCAGGCATACTATCTTACAGAGGCTACAGTTGAATTAGCAAAAGAACGAGGTAAATGTTTAGATAGCGATAAAACATATTATGGTCAAGGTATTTTCCCATGGGAACGTAGAGCAAAAGGAGTTAATGAACTTGTAAACTTTACACCTGAGTTAGACTGGGAACCATTACGTGAAAATATGAAACGGTATGGTGTGCGTAATGCAACGCTTATGGCAATAGCACCTGTCGAAAGTAGCAGTGTTGTTATTAATAGCACTAATGGTATCGAGTTACCAATGTCGTTAATTTCTACAAAAGAAAGTAAAGCAGGTAGCTTCACACAAGTGGTACCTGAATATCAAAAATACAAAAACAAATATCAACTCATGTGGGACCAAAAAGATTGTATTGGATATTTAAAAACATCAGCAGTGTTACAGGCATATGTTGATCAAAGTATAAGTACAAATACCTTTTATAATCCTGCACATTTTGCTGACAAAAAAGTACCAAGCACACTTATTGCAAAAAATCTTATACAAGCGCATATATGGGGTATAAAAACCTTTTACTATAGTTTAATTAATAAACAAGGAAGTAAGGTCGTCGAAAATGAAGTTATAAGTCAACAAACGTTAGAAAACATTGAACTTCTTGACGAGGATTGTGAAAGTTGTAAATTATGAATATAGGTATATTTGGTGATAGCTATGCTGCTGCCAAACCTTCATGTGTTGGGTCTTGGCAATATTACTTAAAAAAATTATATGGCGATAGTGTTAGTATAGAAAATTTTGGGGTAGGCGGTTCATCTTTATATTATTCCTATAAAAATTTTCTAAAAAGAAAGGATAAATTCAATACTATCATTTTTATAGCAACTGAACCACATAGATATCCTATACCTTTTATGCCAAAGTTAGGTACAATACATTATATTGTAAATTATAATCATACTGAACAAATTTATGAACAATATAAAGACAATCTAACAGATAAGCAAAAAAATTTTTTACAAGATTTGAAAGGATGGTTCAATGCTTCTAATGAAGAATATAACGATGATATAAGTGATATTATCATACAGCAAGTTCTCTCACTTCATAATAATATATTACTATATCCTAGTTTTATTAATTCTTTGAGTTTAAAAATGTTTGACAAAATAAATTTAGATCCACATGATCATCCTATGCACAGTTTTTGGTATCGACAACTAAAAAAGTTAGGAATCGATAATGAAAATTTTACAGCAGGAGAAAAAGTAACATTAAACAATCATTTAACCCCTGAGTATAACGAGTTTATAGCAAATGTTTTTTATAAAAAATTAACAAAAAACACATGGGACTTTACTGGAATAGACGATATAAATATACAACTACCAAAAACACATTATTATTCAAACTGGGACTAAAATGAGCGAACGACAATATAACCTAAACAAAAAAACAGACTACCTACATCGTAAGATGTTCTTGGATCCTGCTGGTCCAGTTACCATTCAGCGATTTGAGGAAGTCAAATACAACAAAATTGCAGACTTTGAAAAAACTGCTAGAGGTTTCTTTTGGGTGCCAGAGGAAATTAGTTTGACTAAAGATGCACAAGACTTTAAGGATGCATCAGATGCGGTTAAACATATCTTCACTAGTAACCTATTAAGACAAACAGCATTGGATAGTTTACAAGGACGCGGTCCTAGTCAGATATTCACTCCAGTAGTAAGTTTACCAGAACTAGAAGCACTTGTATATAATTGGACATTTTTTGAAACCAATATACATAGTCGTAGTTATAGTCATATCATTCGTAATATCTATAATGTACCTAAAGATGTATTCAATACAATCCATGACACAAAAGAAATTGTTGACATGGCTAGTAGTATAGGCGAATATTACGATAGATTGCATGAGATCAATTGTGGCAAAGAATTAGGTATGGAGGAGACACTTGAAATAACAGAACAAGAACATATAGAGGCAATTTGGATGGCATTAAATGCCAGCTATGCACTAGAAGCACTACGCTTTATGGTGTCATTTGCTACTAGTTTAGCCATGGTAGAAAATAAGATATTCATTGGTAATGGCAATATTATCAGCCTTATCCTACAGGATGAACTATTACACAAAGGATGGACAGGTTGGTTGATCAATCAAGTAGTCAAAGAAGATCCAAGATTCGCACAGGCCAAAGTGGAATGTGAGCAAGAAGTATATGCTATGTACATGGATGTTATACGTGAGGAAAAAGCTTGGGCTGATTATTTATTTAAGAAAGGTCCTGTGATTGGTCTCAATGCTAATATACTAAAAGACTTTGTAGATTTTACTGCTAGTGTTGCACTTAAAGAAATTAACCTAAAATATAATGAACCTGCACCCAAAATAACTCCTATACCATGGTTCAACAAACATGTATCTACTTCAAATAAACAATCAGCACTACAAGAAACTGAAAGTACAAACTATGTTATAGGGATCATGTCATCTGAACTAGACTACGAAGCATTACCAACAATATAAAGGAGAAAAAATGAAAGCCATATTATGGACTAAGTACCATTGCACCTATTGCGATCAAGCAAAATCTTTGCTAACAAGAAATGGTTATGAAATCGAAGAACGCAAAATAGGAGACGGATATACTAAAGAAGAATTATTAGAGGTTGTACCACATGCAAGAACAGTACCACAAATATTTATAAATGAAGAATACATAGGTGGATTTAACGAATTACAAAAAAGATTAGCCATTTAAGGAAAATAATGAACATTAGAATCAATGAAGTTTATACATTTAAGCTTAACTCAGGAGAAGAATTAATTGCAAAAGTTATAAAAATAGAAGAAAATAATATTATAATTGAGGAACCTGTTAGTGTGGCACCTGGTCCTCAGGGTATGGGTTTAGTACCTAGCTTATTTACAGCAGATCCTAAGGCTGAAACAAGACTAAATATTAATAGTATAACAGTTTTTGCAATCACAGATGAAAGTATAAAAGTCAAATATATACAGGCTACTACAGGTATATCTGTACCGCAAAAGAAAATTGTATTAGGATAAATATGCCAGCATTGAGTAGAGTAGGTGATACCAATAGTACAGGAGGAGCGATCATTCGAGGCGCTGGAACTGTTTATGCCAATGGCATACAGGTTGGATTACACACTAGCGGTATAACACCGCACTCACCGTTTGGTAAGAAACAACATCCGCCTCATGCATCAGCCCAAACCACAGAAGGAAGTCCTACAGTTTTTGCTGAGGGAGCTCCGGTGTTAAGAGTAGGATCAGGAAATACATGCGGT